CAGCCTTTTGGAAGCAAATTAAATCCACAAACAGGTCAAGTTTTTGACGATGTTAATAATGAATCACAGGAGGAAGACAATGAGTGATGAAATAAGTAAGGTCGAGAATGACCTGGACAGAAGTGAGGTAACGGAAGTTGCAGTTGCTCCTGTTGAAGAAATAAAATTAGAAACCTCAGAGAAAATCGAGGAAGTAAAAAAGGAAACAGTAGAACTAGAAACTAGGGAAGCTGTTTTTCCAATAGAATTTAGGCAAGATGAAAGTAAATCTCGTACATTTGAAGTTAGCGTCTCATCTGAAAGCCCTGTTGCAAGGGATTTTGGAAATGAGATACTAAGTCATCGAGATGGAGACATTGACCTAAGTAGATTGCTGAATAAAGCACCATTGTTGAAAGACCATGATATGCGACAGCAAATAGGCGTTATAGAGGATGCTTATCTTGACAGTCAACGAGGAAAGTTGATGACAAAAGTACGATTTGGTCGTGGTACTTTAGCAAGTGAGCAAATGCAAGATGTCCAAGATGGTATCAGAACTCAGGTGAGTATCGGTTATCAAATAAACCCCGAAAGTATTGAAAGAAGTGAAGACGGCTTAGATGCACGAGTAACAGATTGGCTACCTTATGAGGTTAGTTTAGTTAGTAGTTCGGCTGACCAAGAAATTGGCTTTGGAAGGGCACTTTCGGTTTCACAAACAAAATCCATTATACAGGAGACTAAAATGGAAGATAAAGTACAAGAAAAAGACGTTAACAATGAAATTAACGTAAACGAGCAAATCAGAGTAAAAGCTGATGAGCTTGCAAAGATTAGAGATAGAGAGATTGGTGAAATACTAGAACTCGGTTCTCGTCATAATAAAAGCGAACTAGCAAGAGAATCAATCCGTGATGGAAAAGATTTAGCTTCATTTCGTGGACTATTATTAAATGAAATAGGTAATGCACCGCTTGAAACTCAAGATATTGGTCTTAATCAAAAAGAAACTAGACAATTCTCAATATTAAAAGTTGCAAGAGCACTATCAAATCCAACAAATCAAAAACTGCAAGAAGAAGCATCTTTTGAATTTGAAGCATCAAGAAGTTATGGTGAGAAAATTGGAAAAGCTAGTAAAGGTATTTTAGTTCCTGATGAAGTAACTAGAGCCTGGAATCATCAAGAAAGAGGGCTAACAACAGCCAATTCAAGTGCAATCGTTTTTGATGATTTAAGATATTCATCATTAATTGAATCACTTAGACCTTTTTCAACTGTTTTATCAACTAATCCCACCATATTAAGTGGGCTAAACGGTAATGTAAGCATCCCAAAAATCAATCCAGGGTCTAGTTCTGCGTTTGTTACTGAAGGTACTGCGGTTGCACAAAGTGACCCAACACTAGAGTCAGTAACACTTTCACAGAAGACTGGAGGAGCATTTGTTGATATTTCACGTACTTTATTAATGAATACGGGCGATAGCTTTTCAGTAGAAAACATGGTTCGAAATGATTTATCAAGGTCATTAGCTTCTATGTTTGATGCAGGTTCAGTATCTGGTTCAGGTGCAGGTGGCAATCCTCGTGGTATTGAGAATGTTGTAGGTGTTAATGCCTCAGCTTTTGGAGCTCTTGGAAACGCTACGTACCCAGAGATTATCGGCATGCAGGGATTAATAGAAAGTGATAACGTATCTCTTGATGGAGACACATCATTTTATATTACAACTCCTGCAATGAACTCAACTTTAAAGACTACAGCCAAAAATGGCGCAGGGTCTAGTTTTGTTCAAGAAGGTGGATTTATTGACGGCTATCCCGTTCTAATCTCATCTCAAGTAACTGCAAATACAGTTATACTTGGCAAATTCTCAGACTTTATTGTTGGAGTATATGGCGGAATGGAAATTACTGTTGACCCATATTCACTTTCAACAACAGGAACGCAAAGAATTGTGGCACTAGCTTCAATCGACTTTGCTGTGAGACATCCAGTGTCTTTCTGTGTGAGTGTCTAATTGTTAAAATCAAGCGATATGGAGAGGGGTGCGGAGAAATCCGCATCCCGTGTAGATATGAAAATTGAAATAATAAACAATACAAGAGTTAATGGTCAAATGGCTAAAGTTGGCGATATTGTTGAAGTTGATGAAGCGGAAGCAAGACAACTAATACAGTATAAAAAAGGCATTGTATCAACGTCAAAGCCTAAAGAAAAAGCAAAGAAAACTGATAGAACTATTAAAAGCAAGGACTTAAAAACCCGTGACTAATTTTAAAGTTATAAAAGCTTTTAATCGAAATGGTAACAAAATCAAAAAGGGTGAGATCATTGATGTCATCCCTTGCAGTGTTGATAAGCTTACCGCTAGAGGCTTTATTGCAGTGAATGATAGTAATGATGATGTCTTGCTAGAAGAAATAATTGAAATAATAGAGAATGATGATGACGCTCAACCTATCGAGTAACGCCTTTTTTGAACTTAAAGACTTTGCTGTTGAGTGCCAATGGACAGTTGTATCATCTCAGGACAAATATCTGGTAGTAGGGATCTTTGATAATACTTTTTATGAAGCTTTTAATGAGTTTGGTTCAGGTGTTAGCACTAGTTCTCCAGTATTTACTATGAAAACAGACGATATTCCTGACGGAGCATCAGATCAGAATGATTTATTGCTTGTGCCTATAACTACAAAAGGCCGTGTTGCTAAAATATCTTACAAAATTAAAGTAATTGAAAAAGATGGAACTGGGGTTTCAATTATAAGGTTGCAGAAGCAATGAGTCATGCTCGTCAAAAAATAAGAGATGCAGTTGTCTTATTGATAACTGGTCTAACGACTACAGGGTCTCGTGTCTTTGATACACGATTATACAATCTTGATCCTGATGTAAATTTACCAGGTCTTGTGGTTTATACACAAAACGAGACCTCAGAAAGAAGCGACTTTAGTCCAAACAATTACTCTAGGGAATTAGATGTAGTAATTGAAGGCTATGTCGAAACCAATTCTACAGTTGAGAACACTCTTGATACTATAAGTCTTGAGGTGGAAAACGTCTTGGGAGCAAATCCCTTGCTAAATGACACCGCAACGACATCAGAATTAACTCAAACTGAGATAGAATTTGACGTGATGGGCGAAAGGCCTATTGGGATAATTCGACTAACTTTATCAGTGACTTATTACACATTGAGCACTGATAATTCAACAAATCAATAATAAAACGGAGAATTAAATGGCATATTATACTGGGGTATTGGCCTCAATTAAAATTGGTGATTCAGTTGCACCAACAGACATACTAGCTCAATGCACAAGCTATTCAGTCGATAAACAACTTGAATCAGTAGATGTTTCACATATTGGAAGTGCAAGCAAGACCTTCACTTCTGCTCAAGAGTCCTGGTCTTCAACAATGGAAGTTTCTTGGGATCCGGAAAGTGGAGCACAAGCTAAGTTATTTGAAAGATCAGCAGGTGCTTCAACATCAGTACATTGCGAGTATTATTATGAGGGAACTGTTTCTGCCGATAAATACTTAAAAGGCGAAGGATTTATTACAGGCATTGCATGGTCACAAGAACCCTCAGGTGTAATCACCGGAAGCATTTCCATACAAGGTACAGGCGCATTAACCGAAGGTGTTGTTGTTTAATAATGGACATGTCTGAAAGGTTAAAAGCCATGCAACAAAACAGAGAGAAATATCCTGTTACGTTGCCAGGTCTCGGTGAAGGTGAAGAAAAAGACCTACATTGTTTTTTTTATAAAATGACTGTTAGAGATGACGAAAAACTCAGAAAACGTCATAAAGACTTTTACAAAGATATGACAGATGGGGATGTTCCATCTTTTTCAGCCATGATTGATTTAATGCTAATAAAATTAGTCGATGATGAAGGTGTAAAAATCTTTAATGATGGTGACAGAATGTTTCTCACTGGATTAGATGTTGGATATGTAACAAAAGTTGCAACTGACATGATGGCTAATCTTTTCGATATAGATTCAATAGAGTCTGCGGAGGGAAACTCCAAAGCGGTTGGTTAATGAGTCAATATGTCGTGGCTGACCGCCTTCATACTACAATCGACACAATTAAAAACATGTCAATCCATGAATTTCATCATTGGATTGCTTATCTTCAATTAGAACAAAAGAGAATCAAAAAAAGTGAACAAACTTCAAACCAATTTAGTCGCTAAAGATAAAACCAAACAAGCGTTTGCATCTTTTAGAGGATCAATTAAAACCTCAACAGGAGCAATGAAAGGACTTGGAGCAAGTCTTGGTGCTTTTATTGGTGTTGCATCTTTAATGAGGTTAAAAGACCTTACAAAAGACGCTTTGGATTTTGGCACTAATATTCAAATCACGGCAAACAAAATTGGTGTGACAACCAAAGAATTGCAAGCCTTTAGATTAGCAGGTCAACAATTTGCAGGAATAACAGGTCGTACCCTGGACATGGGCTTGCAAAGATTTTCAAGACGTTTAGGAGAGGCTAACCAGGACACAGGCGAGCTAAAAGGAACACTGGCACTGTTAGGCATTAGCACAAAAGATGCTGATGGAAATGTCCGAAGTGTAACTGATGTTTTAATGGATTATGCAGACGGCATTAAAAATGCTTCAAGTTCATCAGAGCAACTAAGATTAGCTTTTAAAGGCTTTGATTCTGAAGGTGCTGTATTAGTTGAATTATTTAAAAATGGTTCATCAGAAATGCGAAAGTTTATTCAAGAAGCGCAAGTAACTGGTGCAATAATGTCAGATGTAATGTCAAAAAAAGCGCAAGATTTAAATGATATTATGGCGATGCAGTCTCAAATAATAAAAACACAATTATCCGAAGCTTTTATTGGCTTA